CCAACAACACTGAATACTAACTGGGGACTGAACGGATATCACCGGAAATGCTGAACGGGTATCCGCCGGAATATGCAATTGAGGCTATAAAATTTAATTTTGTTATACATTTTGTGTTGAAATCTATTAAACGATTAACAAAAAACCAAGGTATTAATAATATAGTTGATAATGAATAGAATATAGATGAATAAAATAATGAGCCTATAATTGATAATGCAACCTCTTTAGAAAATTCATAATTTTTAAAATCTGGAACAGTAAGGAAACATATTAAGTAAATTGTTAGTGCATTACATATAAGAGTTATTACTATAGTTTTCCAATATTCTTTTAATGATGAGAAATGTTTTATCAATTCATCCATACCACAATTCAATTAAATACGGTGTAAAAATAGAATAAATAATTTATACATGGAAACTTACCGACAGCCCTTGTCAGTGCTTTGTGAATACCCGGTAACTGCTTTGTGACGGTTATCGGGTATTTTATTTGAATATTGATACCAATAATGCAGCAATAGCAGTATTAAAAATAAGGAGCCATTTTTCAAAATTGGCTCCTTTTCGTTGTTCTTCACGATATTTTTGTTGAGCAATCATTTCTTCTTTTTGCTTCTGAAGCTTCTTCCATAAGTATTTTTCTATTTTTCGCTTCAAACGACTCTGACGATCCAGGAAGTTGAGAATCTGAACTGCTATCGTAAAAATTAAAATTGTCCATAACCATAAATTTAAAAAGGGAGCCAGCCCACACGATTAGAAGCCAACTCCCACACACGATTATGATGCAAATATACAAATTCATTTAAAAACAATCGTGCTATGATAAAAGAATTTTCATCAATCGTGGAGTTGAGATCAATACGTGAGCAGAAATCAAGGTTATCAGAACGTGAACAGGAGTTAGCATCGCCTATTTTGACCGATTTGTCACTTATTCCGGAGATTTATGGCTGGTTCAAGGATTTGCTGGCCGGGATGGACTGCCCGTCCAATCCTGAGAGCGTCACCCAGCGAAAGAAGTTCCTCTTCATCGTGCTGTTCTTGTTCGCCCCCAGCGTGCTGGCCGGTGGTCGGCTGCCGAATGGGATTAGGGCGGAGATTGCCGGCGTGTTCCCGGATGTCTCCCCATGTGTAATATCGAACAATATCGCTGATGTTTCCTTTATCTACCAACAGTATAAGGATTTCCGGCAGGATATAGAGTACCTTTACAACCAGATTGTAGAAATATTGAAGGTCAAAGGACTAATCAAGTGACCCCGTTCCGGAAGGTTCGGGGTATTTTATTCAATCAAAGCCCGATACGCCCTGAGGTATTTATTCAACCGTTCCAAGTCCTTTTCGGTCAGTTGACGAATCCTTGTAATATCCATATTGTCTTCCAGGTCGTGTATCTTGACTTGGCGGCCTATTGGGTTCTGTTTGGAACGTATAATAAAATCCTCATAGCTTTCACCTTTATTTCGAGTAACAGACAATACAGCTTCCACGATCATGCGAGGGAACCCTGCTGCAAGCAAATCGGACGCGGAGAGGTTGGTATCTTCGATGATGTCGTGGAGCAGTGCCACAATTTTCTCTTCATCTGTGAGGCATCGATTTGACACTCGTATCGGATGAAAAATGTAAGGACTTCCAGCCTTGTCCTTCTGTCCTTCATGCGCTTTGGTTGCAATAACAAGCGCCTTTTCAAGTAAGTTGTTGTTCATCATTGATTATGTTTTATTTTTATTTTAAAGGATGAAAGCCGGGGCGTTATGTTTCCGGCTTTGTATTATTGTAGAAATAAAGCAGTAACAGACGAAACAATAGCCAATAAAAATACAAACAATACAGAACAACCTTTATTCTGTTTAATTTCAATATTGTATTTGCGAGCCACTTCGTGAATGTAATCCATTGACGGCTTAAATTCCTGATGGGTTTCGTTTCTGTATAAGTTAAGTGCATCAACTAATTTATCATCTCTTAAAAGTGATGCAATCTTATCCTCCATTTCCTTTTGTCCACTTTCTCCTTTTTCTACCAAAGCTTCACCTGCCTTGAATCTGTGTCCACATTTTAAGCAAGTAATATTAACATCTTTGCTTCCTATTGTTCCTGCTAAAATTCCAACCCCACCAACTAAAACGGCACCAGCCAAGGCTTTTCCTCCACTAAAACCTTGTTGCTCTGAGTGAAGTTCTCTGGAATGGCATTTAGGGCAACATAAATATTCATCTTTGTTATTCTCCTGTTTTATGGGATAACCACAATGGGGACAGGATGATGCTTTATCACTAATTTCTTTGTGACATTCGGGACATTCTATTAGTGCCATATACTCTAAATTTTAGTTTCTAACTTTATTTCTTTACCACAATGAGGGCAATATATCACTCCATCTTTTGGCTTATCGAAGAGTTCTGTTACAGGAACACCTAAAGCGGTGGCTATCTCTTCCAGTCGGCTTATGTTAGGATTTCCATTAAGAGATTTGGACAGTCCGACTTCTGTAATACCTATCATCCCTGCAAGGTCTTTAAGCATTATCCCTTTTTCTCGACAAATTTCTTTTATTCTAAAATTCATAATTAAACTATTTGTTTATGTCGCAAATATAGTCAAAAAATACAAATAGTATAAGAAAGATAGTGAAATAATACTGACTGTTTAAATATTAATATTTATTAACCATATTCTTATTGCTGGTAATTATACTATCAGTATATTTGTCGTGTGATAATTAAACAGATAGTATAATTCTAAAAACGCACGATTATGAAGACATTAAAAGAACAAGTAGAAGAAATCAAGAACATGAAAGGTTCTAAGGCTGCAAAGAAAGCAGCTTTCGTGAAATTAGGTTTGAGAAAGTATGAAGTTGAACTTCTTATGGCTGAACTGCCTAAACCTGTCAGAGAGACACACAAGTTTACTTTTGGGGTCGAGATTGAATGCCTGGTAGCTGCAAATATGATGAGAGAATGTGCAACAAGAAACGAAATGCCTTTTCAATATGAGGGTTATAATCACGTTGACAACAACCACTATTACAAGTTTGTTTCTGACTCTTCTATCAGAGGTGAAAACCCTATCGAATGTGTTTCACCGGTTCTTACTGGTAAGGCGGGTATGAAAAGTCTAGAAACCTGCTGCAAAGCTTTAAATGAAGCAAATGCATAGGTAAATATATCTACAGGTTTGCATGTGCATATCGGGGCTGCAAATCTTTCTGATGAAGCCTACATTAATGTATTCGAAAACTATCAGAAGTTAGAGAGAGTGATTGATACCTTCATGGCACGATCAAGACGAGCCAACAACAGCCAGTGGTGTAGAACCCTTCAAGGCAAGAACTTTGACGTATGTATGACAAAGCATGATGTTTTTAGCGTCATGAATGGTAATAGATACTATAAAGTGAATGCTTGTTCTTACGCTCGACATCGGACAATAGAATTTAGACAACATCAAGGTTCTACTGATTTCGAAAAGATTTCTAACTGGGTGAACTTCTGCGCTAAACTGGTAGCATGGTCTAAAAAGAACGTACTGAGTTCAGAGGTTAATTCAATTGACGAGATACCTTTCTTGACAACGAGAGAAAAGTCATTCTTTAAATCACGTGCTGAGGTTCTTGCATGAGCCTCGCACGATTAAAATCAAAGAAAATGTGCTGTATTATTTATAAGCCAAAAGGTGTTCAGATGCCAACTCTGGACACCTTAAATAAAGTTCAGAGAATCAATCATCATGGTTATGGCTTCGTTTCTTCAAAGCATAGATATAAGACGATGGACTATCAGAGGTTTTTAACTCATCTTTCAAAGGTTGAAATTGAAGAAGAATGCATCATTCACATGAGGTGGGCAACACATGGTTCTAAGTGTAGAAGGAACTGCCACCCGTTTGTTGAGAATGGCGTTTATTTTGCCCATAATGGCGTTTTGCCTATTCAGTCGGTAAATGATATGACAGACAGCGAAATATTCTTCAGAAGTCAAGTTTATCCCCTTGTAATGAAATACGGATATGAATCGAAAGTGACAGAATCCATGATGATGGCTGCTGCTGGCAGTTCTAGGTTTGCAATGATGTACAAAGGAAAAGTAAAGCTGTATGGCGATTATACGAAATTGAATGGTGTGTATTATTCTAATTTGAGATGGTTATGAAAGAGAAAGAAATCCTGCAAGAAATAATCGGGTGGCTGGGTAATGATACAAGCTACTTGTCTACTAGGACAGACTATGCCAGAGGGTATAAATCCGGTATAGAATGTGCAAAAGAAATTGTTGAAAGCATCATCAATAAACACGACCCTGATTTATTACCAAACAATTAGCAAATTGTTTCGTATGCGTTGAATTGTTATTCAAAATTGTCTTCATAATGGGGTATCTTTGTATAGATGCCATCGCGGGTTAGAGCAGTGGTCAGCTCGTCACTTTGACTTGGTGAAGGCCGGTGGTTCGAATCCATCACCCGCAACTAACATTTAAACTTTACACGATTATGGAAATACTTACGCTTATCATCAAACAGAAGTTTTTTGACGAAATATTGTCGGGCAAGAAAACACAAGAATTCAGAGAAATTAGACCAACGACACAGAAGAAATACTGTCAGCTTGATGCTGACGGGTATTGTGTCGAGAAAGACGGTGTTTTGCAGCCAAAGCGCTACGATGCAATACAGTTTTTTGTAGGCTACAATAAGGACAGAGCCAGTGCATTGGTAGAAGTCAAAGACGCCCAAATAGAGCTGTTTGAAGATGAGAATCACAATCTGATTGAATATACCTATCAGGGTGAGATATATTTGGCAGCACAGGTCGTTTATGACCTTGGCAGAATTATAGAAAAGCATGTTTAACCCTTTAATTTTTCGTTGAGTCAGAACAAACAGAAGCACATTTTCAACTGGTGGCTACCGTGGTGGCCGTAGAGGTTTGACCACAGAGAATGGTGGTCTCTCTCAGGGTGGCAGATTCATCACCCGAAGACAGCAGTATTATAACGTCCGCACAGGACTTGGAATGAGTGGCGGATAATGACACTGCAAGAAAGGACATACAGCCATATTGACCTCGTCAGACAGAAGACTGACGGGGTTTTGCTGTTTCTGTCCTTGGGTAAGGATTCTTTGGTCTTACTGGACATGATCTACCCAAAGTTTGATAGAGTCGTCTGTGTGTTCATGTACTTTGTTAAAGGTTTAGAGCATATTGAAAGATGGATCGGCTGGGTAAAAGCCAAATATCCGAAGATAGAATTTGTTCAGGTACCCCACTGGAACCTTACCTACATTCTTCGCGGTGGCCTGTATTGTGTGCCAAATCCCAAAGTGAAGTTGCTGAAGTTGGCCGATGTGGTGAAGGCAATGCAGCTCAGATACGGGCTTTACTACACATTCTTGGGAATGAAGAAGGCTGACGGCATGAACCGCCGCCTCATGCTGAAAGGTTACGAAGCAAACGGGTATGAGAACAACGGTATGTGTTATCCTTTGGCCGACTGGACTCAGAAAGACATCCTGTCCTACATGAAGCAGAACTGCCTACCGGAGCCTGTGAGGTATTCACTCAAGGCTAGTTCGGGTGTAGGCTTCAATTTGGATTGTATGTTATGGCTGGAGAAGAACTACCCGCAGGATTTACAGAGAATTTACAAGGTGTTCCCGATGGCTGAGAGAATCCTTTGGGAGCATAAACAAAAACAATAGGTATGGAACTAAGCAAATACATAAAGAGTGAATCGGTGGAACTTAATCGTTCCGCCATTCACTTCGCTGATTATAACCCCAGGAAACTGTCTGAGGAATCCCGTAAGACATTGAAGCGGGGTATTAAGAAGTTCGGTCTGGTTGGTGGAATCGTAGTCAACAAGCGAACTGGCCTTACTGTCGTGTCCGGCCATCAGCGTCTAACAGTCATGGATGAGCTGCAGAAATTCCCTGAGAACGATTACAGAATCCGTGTAGATGTCATTGACGTGGACGAAAAGCAGGAAAAGGAATTAAACATCCTGATGAACAATCCAAACGCGCAGGGTGCATGGGACTATGACGCATTGGCGCGATTAGTTCCAGATATTGATTACCAGGATGCCGGCCTGACAGCTGCCGACCTTAACATGATTGGCTGTGATTTCCTTCTCCAGACAGAGGAAGAAAACTCCATCGCAAATGCTTTGGAAGATATGATGGCACCAGTCACAGAACAGAAGGAAGCCGAAAAGGCCGCAAAACAGATGGAAAGAGCTGAAAAGGTAGCCCACATGAAAGAAGTAAAGCAGCAGGTGAAGAATGCAGCCCAGAAACAGGCTCAGGATATGGATGCTTATCTGATGCTTTCCTTTGATACTTTTGAAGCCAAAGCTGCTTTTTGTGAAAGATTTGGATATGATCCATATTCCAAGTTTATCAAGGGTGAGGTATTTGATGAACAGATAGAAAGAATTGAATAACAACATGAAATTTTAGGAGGAAAGCCGAGTTAGAAGAAAAACATATAGTCAGTTGTATCAACAGTCAAGACGAATAATGTACAACGCCGGAAGGCAATACGGGCTTGGTACAGACAGACAAAGAAGTATAAGAGACAGAACGAAGTCTATAATGGAAAGATATGCGGCCAGGATAGATAGCTATTTCTCAAAGAGAGGAATTGATATTTATGGTGATAAGCCTGTTTCTCGCCGCATTTATATGGGCAACAATAATGGATGAAATATGGTAGGGGATTTTATTCTTTGGCTAAAGACGTTTTTTGGGCAGAATCTTTTTTGTATCCATCATTATGTTTGGAAAGGACCATTAGATTTCCGCTATGAAATTTGTGATAAGTGTGGAAAATTGAAAAAGAATTGAATAATTATGAAAGCATCAGAAGAATTTGGTGAGGTTATTGATAGAATAGACAACTTGATAGGAGCATTGGAGTTACCTATGCCTGCAGAGTTTCATGTAAATCAGATGAAGCATGAACTCAGTGAAATATCGGATAAATTGAAACGAGTATACGTCGAAGAAGAGGGTGAAAACCCTTGGGAGGAATAAATGATGAAAAGTGAATCTCAACATAAGAAACATCCAGGAGGAAGAAAGCCCAAATTCGATTACAGGGGTGAGGAATTTCTTTCTCAGGTAGAAACGTATGCCAAAAAGGGATTCACTGACCGGGAAATAGCTTTCGCGCTCGGGCTGAATCCGACCTACTTCTACGAAATGAAGTCAAAATATTCGGAGATAACTGACGTATTAGCGCGCGGGCGTGCGACAATCACCGCCGCTGTGCGTGCGAAGTTCCTTGCGGTGGCTTTGGGTGGTATCAAGACAAAGAGTACCGTAGTAAGGAAGCTGAAAGACCAAGACGGCAATCTGACCGGAGAAGAAGAACTTCAGGTGAGCGAAAGCGAGCTGGCTCCGAACCTTCAGGCAATGTCTGTCTGGCTGTATCACCATGATGAAGAATGGAGGAAGGTTGAGCGCCGGCAGGACGAAGATGCAGATATTCCAAAGGATATTGACCACGGAATTTCTATTGACTCATGGATTAAAGACAAGCTGAAATGATTGTACCCCAGGCCATATATCATCCGTTATACACCGATAAGGAAAAGTTTATCATTCTCATCACCGGTGGCCGTGGATCGGGGAAGTCTTTCAATGCTTCCACTTTCATCGAGCGGCTTACATTTGAAATGACACCCGTAGAGAAGATTGTCCACCAGATTCTTTATACCCGTTACACGATGGTATCTGCCGGGATGTCTATCATTCCGGAAATGATGGAAAAGATAGATTTGGACGGAACAACGAAGTATTTCAAGACAACCAAAACCGATATTGTAAACCGGATGACCGGCAGTCGTATCATGTTCCGTGGTATCAAGACTTCTTCCGGAAACCAGACGGCCAAGCTGAAATCAATTCAGGGTATCACCACCTTTGTTTGTGATGAGGCGGAGGAATGGACCAGCGAGGAAGAGTTTGATAAGATCATGCTTTCTATCCGTAAGAAGGGAATTCAGAACCGGATAATCATAATTATGAATCCATGCGATTCGAACCATTTCATCTACAAGAAATACATCGAGAACACTCATCGACTGGTGGAGATTGATGGCGTGCAGGTACAGATATCAACTCATCCCAATGTACTTCATATCCATACTACCTACTTTGACAATATCGAGAACCTTTCTCCTGAATTCCTGAGAGAAATCAAGGAAATGAAGGAGAAGAATCCTGAAAAATACGCCCATGTGGTTATCGGCCGTTGGGCAGATGTAGCTGAAGGTGCCGTATTCAAGAAATGGGGTATAGTGGATGAGTTCCCCATGTGGTGTAAGAAGGTCGGAATCGGGCTGGATTTTGGTTATACTAATGACCCTACAGCAGCTATCCGATGCGGAATAATAGATAATGCGTTGTATCTGGATGAAGTGGATTATCGTACCGGATTGCTTTCGGGAGATATCATAAAGACTTTGCGACCTTGGAATCTTAGAGTGATTGCCGACAGTGCAGACCCACGACTCATTCAGGAAATCAGTAATGGTGGAATTAAGATTTATCCAGTGGAAAAGGGTAGTGGTTCAGTCAATGCCGGTATAGACAAGATGCAAGGTATGGAAATCTTCATCACCAAGCGTTCTTATAACCTTCAACGGGAGTTCAGAAATTATGTATGGGCAAAAGATAAGGACGGAAACTATATCAACGAGCCGGAAGATCACGATAACCACGGCATAGATGCTGCTCGTTACTATGTGCTGGGAGAACTTCTCGGTAGGATTATGAAACCGAAAGACATATCAGGAGTATTTGGACATTAAAAATTAATATATGAGGACCTTAGAAGAAATTTTAGCTTTGCCGGATGTAGAGAGAAAAATCTATTATCTGAAGAAAGGGCGCAAGACTGAGCTTCCTAATGCTCATGCTCTTTATAACGATTGGAACCCAAACAAACATGAAATTGTGATTGATGAAGAAAAGTATCCGAAAATTAAAATTACTACCCAGCCTGAGAAACGGATTACAGACCCGACAACAGGGAAAGAATATGTGGAACCGGCGGTAAGGAAAGAAGTTGATCCGAATCGAATTGCCCTTCCTATCGAGCAGGACATCGTGAACATTCAGACAGCCTTCACAGTCGGAACCGAACCGGTTCTTGATTGTCAGCCGGACCAGTCAGAAGAAAATCTTCTTTCTGCCTTGAAGCAGGTGTTTAAGAAGAACAAGCTGAAATACCAGAATAAGAAAGTCGTCCGGGCATGGCTGGCCGAGCAGGAAGTGGCCGAATACTGGTATGTTGTAAAAGATGATGGTTTTTGGGCAAAACTCAAACGAAAGATTTCAGGAATCTTTGGCAAGTCAAAACCTGAATACCGTCTGAAGAGTGCTATCTGGTCCCCGTTCCGGGGGGATAAACTCTATCCGTTCTTCAATGATCAGGGTGATTTGGTTGCTTTATCCAGAGAATATAAAAAGAAAGATCTAGATGATATGGAAGTAACCTGCTTTATGACCATTACTAGGGATATGGTTTATCAGTGGGAGTTTACAAGTAACTGGACAGACAAAGGTTCATTTGCTCATGGGTTCAAGAAGATGCCAGTAATCTACATGTGGAGACCGGAGGTATACTGCGAGAAGATCAAGAGCCTTCGTGTGAGGCTGGAGAAACTCCTTTCGAATTATGCGGACTGCATCGACTATCACTTTTTCCCGATCCTTATGTTGTTTGGAAATGTGGAGAATTTCTTCGGTGAGTTCAAAAATAGGGTAGTAGAGTTGACCGGGCAGGGAGCAAATGCCCAGTACCTTACCTGGTCTCAGGTGCCCGATACCGTAAAGTTCGAGGTGGAAACCTTGCTGAGCCAGATATACGGACTGACCAATACACCGCGTATCTCTTTCGATTCATTGAAGGGTACTGGCAACGCTGTCTCCGGTGTTACTTTTGACTATGTGTTCATGTCTACTCACCTGAATGTAGAGAACCTGAACGAAACCGTCGGCGAGTTCATGCAACGACGTGTAAATTTCCTTGTTTCTGCGTTGGGGTCCGTGAATTCCACCCTTGAAGAAGCCTCCGAGACTATTGACGTGGATGTGCAGATGCAGCCATATAAACTGGAGGACATCAAAAACAAGATAGACACGGCAATCAAGGCCAAGGACGGGGAGATTTGGTCGCAGCAGCGGGCCATCACCTTTGTTGGGAACGTGGATTCTGTTTTGGACGAGATCGAAGCCATCAAGGAAGAACAGGCAGAGAACCAGAAGAACGATATAGAGAAGCAGAGACAGCTTTCTTTTCTCAAAAGTTCTAGTAAACAATTTGAAGAATAGAACAATTAAGTCAGAAAAATTACGAGGTTTATACAAATTATACGGATAGAAATCTAAAATACTGACTAATTGAATAGCGGTACCTTTTGGGGGTATCGCCATTTTCTGTTATAGTAAAAATATGAATAGATTTTCTTTTTAATTATTCGTTATTTTACTATATTTGCAGAGTAATAAAGTCAGAAACGCTATGAGTTACAAATCAGTTAAAGAGGTTGTAACTATGTTGCTTGACAACGGCTTCATTCTAAAGAGCCAGAAGGGCAGCCACATGAAGTTTGAGAAAGATGGAATAACGGTAGTCGTTCCGAATCATGGAAAGAAAGGCGTTGAGAAAGGCACTTATTACAGCATTATGAGGCAAGCGGGGCTAAAATAGCCCCGGCCTCTTTTCTTAAATTATAAAATGGAGGTCAATATGAGAACTGTAGAAGTGATTGTCGAACATGCTGGGAATAATCTCAGTGCTTACATTGAAGGTGCTCCGGTTATTACTGTCGGTAATAACATAAGAGAAATTGAGGAGAACATGAAGGAAGCCATAGACTTGTATCTGGAAGACAACCCGAACCCTTGTGAGGTTCTCAAAGGAGAGTTCACCTTGAAGTTCAAAATAGACGCGGCCACCTTCATCAACTATTACAGCAGTATTTTCACAAAGGCCGCTTTGAGCCGGATCACCGGAATCAATGAGCGCCAGTTGTGGCATTATGCGGCTGGAGTACACAAACCACGTAAACAGCAATTGGAGAAGATTCAGAAAGGTATTAACGCGCTGACAGAGGAACTGGCAGCTATAAATTTGTTGTAATTATGGATAAGAAGTATCAAGTTTTCGTCAGCTCAACTTACCAAGATTTAATAGAAGAAAGACAAAAAGTTATAGAAGCATTAATTAGTAAGAATTGCTTTCCCGTTGGTATGGAATACTTTCCTGCTGCAAATGAAGAACAATTTGCCGTTATAAAGAGACTTATAGATAGATGCGATTACTATATTTTAATTCTTGGCGGTCGTTATGGATCTATAGAACCTAAGACAGGAAAGAGTTATACTCAGTTAGAGTATGAATATGCTTTAGAAAAGAATATTCCTGTTGCCGCATTTTATCATAACAATATTGGTAAATTAGCTTCTGATAAAGTTGAAAAGACAGAAGAAGGATTAGCTAAACTACAAGGATTCAAAATATTAGTACAGAAAAAATTATGTAAAACATGGAGTGAAAGTTATGAATTAGCATTTAAGGTTAATTCCACTCTTGATTTTATGTTTGAGAATTATCCTCGAACAGGATGGGTAAAGGCTAACGAAATTTCTTCTGCGGAAGCTAATAAAGAGATTTTGGATTTAAGAAAAGAAAATGATGAATTAAAAGCGTTGTTAGCAAAAAGTAATGAGGTAGAACCTGATGGGATAGAAGATTTACAACAAGGAGACGATACGATAAATATAAGGTGTGGTTATGATACTATGCTTGGCCCAAAAACAGAAAATATTGAAACTACTTGGAACAAGGTAATTTCAATATTACTACCACAAATGGTTAATGAATGCTCTGAAAGTGATTTGTATGATAGTCTAATTTCATATTGCAAATATGAAATATGTAATAATGCAAGTATTTTCGATTTTTATGTTCTTGATGAAGATTTTCAAACAATAAAAGTCCAACTAATAGCTTTACGAATCATAAAAATAAGTGAGCGAAAAAGAACTGCGAAAGACACTGATACATATTGGACTCTTACTCCTTATGGTAATAGATTAATGATGAAATTAAAAGCCTTGAAAAGGTAATAAACCAATGATTTTTCAGCGTGATTACTCTGGTAGTCACGCTTTCTTTTTACCTAAAAACGAACATTCTCTTAATTGTTTCGTATCGTTAGCCTTAAAATTTCCCCTTCCCTTTCTCTATAAGTAAATTTACCGTATGAAATTATTAATCAAACTCATACGGTATGACAATCTTTGAACTAATCTTGGCAGGACTGCAACAAAAATTCTCTGGGGTGGACACTGCTACACTCACCCGTATCGCCACAAAGAAGGCAGAGGGTGTAACGGACGAAACGAAGGTGACCTCCATCGTGGAGGGTATCTCATTTCAGGACGTGATGCAAAACTATGGTGATTTCCGTGCAGGACAGGCGCAGACTTCCGCTGTTTCAAACTACGAGAAGAAGCATGGACTGAAAGACGGAAAACCAATCGAGAATCCGAAACCAGAACCACCGAAACCAAACGACCCTCCAAAGCCGCAGGAGACAGACATCGCAAAGATGATTGCCGATGGCATCGCCGCCGGTATCAAGCCGTTTGCCGACAAGCTGGCCAAAATGGAGGAAAATGAAGCGCAGGCGCAGCGCAATTCTCAGATTTCAGCAGTGGCGAAGAAGTACGGTATTCCCGAATTTATGCTGAAAGACCGCAACATTCCCGAAAACACGGACTTGGACACTTATTTCAAGGACATGAAGCAGGATATGTCTAACAACGGTTTTCAGTTCTCCAAAGCTCCTGAAACTGCCGAACAGAAGCAGGAGAAGGAAGCGAGCGAGTTCGCCAAAATGATTGAGGCGGACACAAAATCTATTGTCGAACAACAAAACAAGTAATTTATGTCAGCAGGATTTAAGTACAACATTGAGCCTGAACCGTCCATCGAGGAACGCTATGACGTTTCTACCGGTGTAAGACGTAGAGGCCCTTACAAGCTGGATACGGCCAACCTTGTCGCTGGTTCGTTTCTTCCATCCTTTACACCGATTGCCGCCGACTTGGTGAAGAAGACCGCTCAGGTGGCTATCCGTGTAGAAGTCTATGAAAAGTTTACCACCGGTTCCAATACCACATTGAAAATCAAGAAAAACTCTTTGGCTTATGTGGGTATGCATCTGGGTAATGGTTCTCATGGGGCTACCATCAACAGTATTGACAAATCAAACAAAGATTTCGATAAGTTGACGCTGTCTGCCGACTTTGGCGAAACATTGGAAGCTGGTATTGTACTCTATGAAGCTACAGCGGTAAGCGGCACAACTCCGAAAGTCATTGCTAACTCAGCCTTGTACGGAAGAGTACAAGTAGAAGAAGGAATTGTATTAGTTGCTCTTTTGATGCGAGCATTCGAGATTGAGCCTACCAAATTGGTTATGCCTTTCTCTGACATTGACAAGGCCAACATGCCGCATTTCCAGTTCAACGCTCCTGACGTTACTCAAAGTGGAAAGGCTGTAGTTGCCAAAGCGTCTTCCAGTCAAGATGGCTTGATGAGTAAAGAAGACAAAGCTAAATTGGATGGTATCGCATCCCAAGCCAACAAATTCACTTTGTCTGCAGCAACATCTTCTGCTCTCGGAGGTGTAAAGCAGGGTGTTAAAGTGGATGATGCTACTGGGCAGGAAGATGCACATACAAAATTGAATGCCCTTCTGGCATCTTTGAGAACAGCAGGTGTAATTGCAAGCAAATAAAGAAAGGAGGTAAAACATGATGCTAACTATTCATACTCTGTTTAATGACCCCAATATCGTAAACGCCGTTATCCAGCGCGTCCTTCAGACTCGTAAGGATACAATCTACTGGCAGCAGTATCTTGATTTCCGTAGAACGACTACCCGTGTGTTCAAGGACTACATCGGTCAGGTTACTGGAGTGATGGCCGGTTCTATTAACTCACGATACGGCGAGAAGCCTATCCGTGAACGCCGGAATATCGGTTCAGGATATGGTGAAATCGCTTATCTTGGCGATGCTTACCAGATTTCCATTGACCGCCTGTCCGAACTTCAGGACTTGATTGACAAGTTTAACGCAGCTAAACCTGCTGACCAGGTAGCAGCCATGCAGGAAATCGTGAATTTCATCTATGACGATTACCGCCAGGTACTTTTGGCAGCTCACAAGCGTATGGATATTATCGTAGGTTCACTTCTGATGACCGGAGAAGCAACAGTCAAGAACAAGGACGACAATGCCGGAGGTGTCGACCTTCTCAACATTGAATTGCCGTTCAAGTTCATCAAGCCTGATACTGGTGCGAAGACGAACTTCATCACCTACTTGCAGCAGCAGATTAATGCACTGAAAGCGGACTACGGTAATTTCCAGAAGATGATTATGTCACGAGGAACTTTCGTGAAGAATATCATCGGGTCGGCTGAGTTTGGTGACAAGTTCAAGATGCAGCTTACAGGAAATGAGATGTATCTTTCAACTGGTTTGATTACATCTCAACTGGCTTCCCAAGTATTCACTGGCATCGGGCTTCCGGCCATTGAAATCAAGGAAGATTACGTGAAAGACCAGACCGGGAAGAACGTGCAGATTTACGCAGACGACCGTATCACCTTGCTTCCGCAGGATAAGGTCGGTTATATGCGTTTCCACACTCCGTACGAAGCAGTGGACGGCGTACCTGGACGTAACTACACCCAGGCAGACGGTGATATGCTTATTTCCGGTTACAAGGACAAGAACGGTCGTTATTTGGAATACACTGCAGAGTGGATTCCGCAGATTACGAACCCGAACCTGATTGTGAATTTCGATTTGTCAACCATGAACGCATGACAGTAAACGACTACATATCACAGAAGTTTCAGACCTTCGGCATCAACTTGTCGGAGGCTGACCTTTTGGAGATAAGTCTGTCTTCAGAAGTAAGCGGAGAGGATGAGATGGGCCCGTCAAACATCGGACTTGTTTCAGTGGCTATGGCGAAGTTCATCCCCTCTCTTCTACTCCGTGCCACTTCCATCAGTGAGAACGGTTTCTCTATGTCATGGGATACAAAAGGCGTAAAGGAATACTATTCTTTCTTGTGCAAGAAGTATGGTCTTGAAGACACGCTGTCAGATAAACCTAAAGTCAGATTCCTATGATATTTGCTCCACATACATTACAGGTTAAGGTCTTTACTCCGATGGAAACAGACGAGTTCGGCCGGCCCATTCCCGGAACCGGTGGTGAAAGCTGGCAGGACGTGTGTAAATGCCGTTGTGATGATAACTCGACCAAGGAGTTTACTTCGGAGAACGGTGAGGTGTTCCGACCGAACTATCACATAGTCTGTGAAAAGAAAACCTCCCTGAAGGCTGGCGATGAAGTCAGATGTATGGATGGCGATAATACCAGGGGAACTGGCAAGGTTTACATGGTGAAGAATACAAACTATTTTGGTTACTCAGAGATATGGATGTGAAGTTTGATTTTTCGGACGTGGATAGCTTTTTCGACCAAGGTTATGCCGAGGTGAAAGCTGTAGAAGAGAGGGTCGGAAAGGAAGCTGTCGATTATGCTATAAAGAACGGTAGTTATCAGAACCGGACCGGAACGCTCCGTAAGTCAAACAAGTATTCAGTTGAGGATGATGGACTGGTGATAAGAAACGATGCTGAGTATGCCTCACACGTGGAATCCAAAGGTTACGAAGTTTCAACTGGTGCAGCCTTATTTGCTGAGAGACGATTAAAGGAGGAAATCAAATGAAACGAATATTCAAGTATGAACTGATGGTCGCAGACCACTCAAAATTATGTCTGCCTATCGGAGCAAGAATATTATCTATTCAAGCACAACGGAATGCAATTTGCTTGTGGGCAGTAGTAGATGAATGTCAAAAAGAATTGTGTTTAGTGGATATTTTTATGTATGCAACAGGACAAAATATATCTGATAAAGATTTGTCAGACAAAAGATTTGCAGGTACTGTTCAACTTAGAGAACTGGTTTTTCATGTATTCCTTCAGTATGATAATAATATTCAATATCTTATTGTATGATAGTAACTACTGACATAGCGAACATTCTCTACCGTGACTGCAAGTCTTTCGGGATTGATATCGTTCCCCATGGCAAGAAGCTGACAGGGGCGATAAAGTCCGAAAGGATTGTCATTCACGCCAAGAAGCAACAGCCGGGCACATACTGGAAGAAATCTTTCGTCGAGGTGAACATTTGTGTTCCCGATTTGAAGGAAGGCGAAGCCAATACCATCCGGCTGAACGAACTGGAGAAGCAGGCACAGGGATTGTTTGACGGTGTTACCGGTCGCTATGACGGTACAACCTATCATTATTCTATCGAATCAATTGGAACGGAGGAGGACACTGCTTTAAAGTGTCACTATGTGAATGTAAGAATTTTGTTTGAAGTTTTAAATGTGAAATAATATGGCAGAAGCAAAGAAAGTCACAGCCGCGAATATCAAGAAGCTTTGGTATGGCGAAACAAGCGAGATTACCGCAGATTTGACAGGACAAGCCTTGCATACTCTTTTACAGGGTGAAGCATTGAAAGAAATCAAGAATATCCATCAGGATACATGGACGATTGAAGAAGCAGAAGCAAGTCGTACAAATTACAAGAACCAGCTCACGAATCAGACTTATCGAAGTGATAAGGAAATGGGTGATGTTACTGTAAACTTCACTATTGGAGAATACGACTATCCTACTAAGAAAGACCTTATGGGTGGTGATATTATTAACACTGATAAGGGTTGGAAACGAGCAAGAGGCAAGGTAAACATTGAGAAGTTACTTGTCGCTTTGACTGACGATGACCAGTATTGTGTGATTCCCCGTGCTGACATCGGTGCACGTGAAGCCACAACAGACAAGGCTGTCGGTATTCCTGTAAGTGCGGTGGAACTGGAACCACAAAATGCAGAAGTTGCACCGGAATACTGGTTTGACTCATCTGAAGTAACAGCAGGTGCTTAATGCCTATCCAATAGGTAGAGATTGAATTCCATAACAGGGGTGGGCTTTATGGCTTCACCCCTTAATTTTTATCTTTTATCAGAATGAATCAAGGAGCAAAAATAGTAACTGAATCCATTATCGGAAGTGATTTCAGAACGGTGTTTGTCGCTGGGAAAGCCTACACGGTCTACCCTCCTACTATCAACAAACTGGCCGGAGCAATCTCCCATTTGTCAGGCGTACAAGAAGCAGACAATTTGAAAGAAGTTCTTCTCTCCCTGGGAGAAAGTGAGGCCTACAGCAGGGCTCTTTCCTGGCTGATAGCTGGTGACGAAAACTTGAGTGAAGAGTTAGCCAAAGGAACATACGAAGAAAACGTAAATGCTTTAGATGAAGCACTCTCTATGATTGACTCAAAGGTTTTTCTCAAAGCTGTCAGCTTGGCGAGGAACGTAAGTCTGCTGGCAGCGAAACCGAGGTCGTAGGAAATGATACTCTCTTGGGACAGATTGCATCGTTCATGGAAAATCTGCATCTGTCATACCGGGAAGTGGTCTATGAGATACCATACAGGAATTTAGTATTAATGCAGCGTGACAAGCTTCATACTGTAACCGGGACAAAAGTCACGAAGGTGAAAGGCAAGGATATGGCTTCACGCAGAAGAAGAAACAAGAAATAGATATGGCTCTATTAGAATGTTAAAAAGCAACAGAAACGTTACTTTTTTACGTTACAAAGCTTGCTTAATAGTAACGAAAATGTTACCTTTGCATTGTCAATTAAAAGTTCTTTGATTTATGAAGTTTTCAGAGTTTTACAAATTGATTGAGTCAGCAGGCTGGACAATCGAAAAGGGAAAGAAACATCACAAGTATGTTCATCCCGACTTTGACTACTTTATCCCTGTAGGCAGACATCCAGCCAAAGAGATACCTAAAGGTACTCTTGACAGCATGATGAAAAAGGCGGGGTTAAAGAAGTAAAAGAACAGCACCCACTTCGGTGGGTGCATTTAATTGACAAAACTTAAAATACACGATTATGAAGAAGATTCAGGCTATTATTGAAAAAGCAGATGATGGAGGAATTTCTATCTATTCTGAAGATGTAAACGGTGCGTATGGCTTTGGGCTTACAGAACAAGAAGCGAAAGAGGACTTTGTTTCTGTTTTAGAGGAACAGGCAGAATATTACAAAGAAAAACATGGTGAATTTCCAAGTTGGTATAAAGCTGGCTATTCTGTGGAGTATGTGTATGACTTAAGTGGATTTTTTGAAGCGTTCCCTTTTATTAATGCAAGTAAGTTTGCAAAGGAAATAGGTATAAATGAATCTGTAATGCGAAAGTATAAAGGAAAGATAATTACAGCATCAGAAAAGCAAAGAGCTATCATACAATCAAAATACAATGAGATACTTAAAAGAATGGCAAATGTCAAGTTTTGATATTCCAGCCGTGAGGCTCTGATATAAATTAAAGAACAAATTGACAATCGGGCGCATCATAATGGTGCGCCTTTTTTGTTCTATTCCGAGATGGAGTCTAATTATTCAAAAATAGAAGTTAAATTACACGACAATTGCCAAGTTGTTTCGTTTTTGATTTCAAAAAGTCTGAATACTATTTGCTTATATCATAATTTTAAGCATTAATATTTAGATTTTTATTTATGGCAACACTCGTATTCCGTGTATCAAGTGACTGGGAACAGGTCGTAAAGCTAAGACAAGAATGTGAAAAGCTGGAAGCCCAACTCAAAAAGATGGACGTGAACAAATCTCCGGCAGCGGCAAGGGCTTTGGAAACCCAATTGGCATCTGCTCGCCAACAAATGATGGGGCTGGTAACCGAGGCGGCTAAAGTTGGAGCTACAATGGAGCGTGATTTCAAAAATGGAATTTACAGCGCTTCACAAACAGTAAACAACCTCTCTGCAAATATTACTTCACAAAGGGGTGTCATTAGGCAATTACAAAATGAGCTTACTTTATTGAAAGAGAAATACCGAGAAACTGTAAAGTCGGGTGGTAATACCAGCGGTATGTCGGAGCAGATAAAAGCTCAAACCGATAAGTTAAGGGAGCAGAAAGATATTTTGTTTGGTTTGACTCAACAGCAGGCTGAAGCCCGTCTTTCAGTAAAGAGACTGAAGGATGAATATGCAGCCTTTAAGGAAGAAGCCGGCGAAACGGTCGAAGCAAATGAAAAGATGTCCGTTTCCTTAACCAAAGTACTTGGTGTAATAGGTGGAGTAACTGCCTTGAAAAACTTTGTCACAGAACTTGTCAATGTACGAGGACAATTCCAGCAGCTTGAAATTTCTTTTTCAACCATGCTGAAAAGTAAGGAAAAAGCAGATAAACTGATGTCGGAACTGGTGGATATTGCCGCAAAGACACCTTTCGACCTTCAAGGGGTGGCATCATCTGCCAAGCAAATGATTGCTTACGGCTCGTCAGCTGAGAATGTGGGTAATGAGCTTGTAATGTTGGGAAATGTAGCCGCCGGTGTTGGCTCCCAACTTAGTGAAATAGCTTATCTCTATGGCACATTAAGGACACAAGGGAGGGCCTATGCTGTCGATATTCGTCAGTTTGCAGGACGTGGTATTCCCATCTACGAGGAACTGGCAAAAGTGCTTGGTGTGACAAAAGATGAAGTTTCCGGTTTAGTAAAGGAAGGCAAGGTAGGATTTAAAGAAGTAGAACAGGCCTTTAAAAATATGACTAGTGAATCAGGAATCTATTATAACCTGATGCAAGAACAGTCTAAGTCTCTTACAGGGCAGTTGAGTAACCTTGGAGATGCTTGGGATACAATGTTGAATGAGATTGGGAAAGATACTCAGGGAATTGCTTCTGCAGGTATTTCAGGCTTGAAAAGTCTTATTGAGAACTATGAAACTGTTGGTAAGATTTTGATAGGACTGATTGCTACATACGGGACATACAAAACCGCTCTTATTGTAGTGCGAATAGCTCAGGATACATTAACGGCCAGAATGGAACTTGCAATACTGGTTACCAAAGCTCAAATGATAGCACAAAAGGCTTTGAATACGGTTATGAAAGCCAACCCGTATGTCCTGGTAGCTACGGTTCTTGCCGGTCTTGTTGCTACAATGTGGGCCTTTCATGACAGCACAACCGCATCGGAAAAGGCACAACAAAAATTCAATGAAGAACAAAAGAATTTTGCGAATCAGGAAGAGGAACGCAAGAAAAAAATAGAAGAGCTGATACGCGTTATCCAAGATGAGACAGAAACCGAGTTTTCAAAGATAAAGGCCTATGAGGAACTACAAAGATATTCTCCTGCACTTTCTTCTGCTTATACCCGTGAACAGCTGGCTGTACTCAATCTTGCAGAAGCAAATAAAGAACTGAATAAGGAACGAGACAAGAACAGTTATGAAAACATACTAAAGAATATTCAACAATGGGAGGAGAAAATAAAATCATTAAATGCTTCTTTAAAAAATGCGGGGCAAGGTGCCCCACTAATCGCTTCACAAATAGAATCAGCAAAAGCAAATCTTAACAAGTGGAAATCAGCCTTGAGCGAATATAATCGACTGAAAAAGGAAACAGAGGAAAACTCGAAACCTGTTGAAGTCAAGCTGATGGAAGCAAGAAGTAATCGTGAGCAGATTATACGCGAATACAATATAGCAAGACAAATATTGCAGGAAGAGCAAGAAAAAATTAAGAATTTTCCTTTTGCAACAATTCCTATTGACGTTCAAATACGGTTCAATAATGCGCAAGCAGCGTTAAAAGGGATTGACGGTACCATATCTGGCCTGGAATCGCAAAGAGAAGCATCGGAAAAGTCGTATCAGCAAGCATATAAAGAAGCAAAAGCTGTTTACGAAGCAAAATTAAAGGCTGTAGAGGATGCTAAAAAAGGTACTGAGTCAGCCTATAAGAAAGCTGTAGAAGAGTTGGAAGCGGCAGAAAAATCATATAAATCGCTCGGTGGTATAACAGGAGACACTCTGGCCAAACAAGAGAATGATGCGAAGAAAGATGCCGAGCGACAAAAGAAAGAGCAGCAACAGGTTGCAGAAGAACTCCTTCAGCTTCGCAGGACCAATCAGCAGGAAGAAATCAACCTGATGGAAGAAGGTTCTGAAAAGAAGCGCAGACAGATTGAGCTGGATTACCAGCGAGAAATCGATGAAATTAGGAAACAGCGCAAAAAATGGGAAGATGCGCAAGGAGGAAAGCTTACATCTGAACAGCGGGAAGTATTAGGAAGTCGTGCGTCTAATGCCATGACGTCGCGTGAAAAAGGTCTGGCCGAAATTACAGAAACTGAAAATCAAGCTGCAATCGAGGCCAACGAACGTTACCTGAAAAGCTACGGTACATTTATGCAGAAACGTGATGCAATCATAGCTGAGTACACCCGTAAAATCTCGGAAGCCACTACTCAGGGAGACAAGGACATACTCCAGAAAGAAATGGATAAAGCCCTCTCCTCTCTTGATCTTGAGAAGCTGAAACAGGGAATCAACTGGGAACTTATCTTCGGTGACTTGGACAAGGTATCCAAAGAATCCTTGAACAAGGTAAAGCAGCAGCTTAGGGAGTTCAAGAACTCAGATGAATACAAGAACATGGCCGTTGACCAGAAGAAGGTCGTTGACGAGGCGTTGAGCAACATCCAGTCAACTCTTATCGATAAAGGAGGATTGCTGGCCGACCTATCCGAACAGTTAAGCGAATTGGCCAAGGCACAGGAAGAGCTGTCACAAGCTCAGGAGGAATACAACGAAGCCATGAGAAGCGGAACAGATGAACAGAAGGAAGCTGCCACGAAGAAACTGAATGATGCCCAGAAAAGACAGCAGAACGCTCAGGTCAATGTACAAAAGTCGACAGATAAAACGACAAGCAACCTTGTCACATTGTCGAACGTCATTACCCAGCTTGGTTCAAACTCTGAAATTTCCCTCTCTCAGGTCGGTGATTTGGCCGGAAATATAGTAGACATATTTGCAGAAGAGAGCGAGAAACTTGGAGGTATAATTGGAGCTGCATTTTCTCTTTTAGATGCCATCGGGACACAGGGGTTGGATGGTTTCATAGGTAACATATTCAGTAGTGTCTTTAAGTCTGTAGGTGGAATATGGGATACCCTGACTTTCGGAGGATTCAGCAAACTCTTCGGTATTGGAGGAAACGAAAAAGAGGTGCAGGATACAATCAACAGACTCACGGACAGAAACGAAAAGTTGCAGTCTGCCATCGAATCCCTTACAGAAGAAATGAAATCCAGCAAGGGAAGCGAGAAATCCGTAGCAGAGTACAATAAAGCCATCAAGTATCAGGAGGAATACAACAAGAATGTCCTTTCAAAAGCGCAGGCCAATGCTGGCTATCACAGTAAACATCATAGCTGGGCCTATTACATGGGCTGGTCGGAAAGTGACATACAATGGATTCGGGAAAATGTCATGGCAGAGTTCACAGGTACAGATTCCTTGTGGCAGATGTCTCCGGAGCAGATGGATTTATTACGTCAGAATGTGGATTTGTGGCAGAAAATGGCCGATTCAGGGAAAGGAGGCTATGGGAATGGTGTCGTTGAAGCACTAGGTGAATATGCAGATCTGGCCGGAAACCTCGAAGAACTGAAAGAAGGGCTTTTCGAACAGCTTACCGGAATAAGTTTTGATTCCATGTATGACAGTTTCATAGATACTCTCATGGATATGGATGCCTCGGCGGAAGATTTTGCGGATAACCTATCCGAATACTTTATGCGTGCCATGCTTTCAGATAAAATCGGTAACATGTACAGCCAGAAGCTGGAAGACTGGTGGAACAGATTCGGTGAAAGTATGAAGGACGGAAACCTGAGTGAGAGTGAACGCAATTCACTCCAAAACGAATATATGGGGTACGTGAATGAGGCATTGAAACTACGGGATGAACTTGCCGCAGCTACCGGATACGACAAGGCTGGCAGCAGTTCCCAGCAGTCGGCTTCCAGCCGCGGATTCGGTACAGAAATGACGCACGAGGATGCCGGGGAACTGAGCGGGCGGTTTACAGCCGTGTATGAGTCCAATCTTCGTATTGAGACGGCAGAACAGCAGCAAACGGTAGCCATTACCGAACTGCGAGGCTCCATCAGTGCCTTGACATCACAAGTGACCGGCCTATACAACATCGCCGACGAGACACGTACCATCCTGGCCAATTCCTATTTGGAGTTACAGCAAATCAGAGAGAATACTGAAGACTCAGCCAAATACTTGAAAGATATTAAGGCTGACATCGCCGAAGTGAAACGTAATACAGCAAGACTATGACAGGAGATTTATTTATTAACGGGAAGGATGCCTGGAGCACATGGGGTGTCCGCATGGGTGACGGTTTTCTCGATGCTATCGACGGATTCAACCAGATGAAAGACTACATCGAAGATGAGAGCCGTCTGGAGCACGGGAAGCGAATAATAACCGAAAATGCAAAAGTAGCATCGCGTGAAATCACTCTCCAGTTCACCATAGAAGGAAACTCAGAAGGCGACTATCGGACAAAGAAGAAATCTTTTCAGTCAGAACTGGAGAAAGGAACCGTAAACATCAAAATCCCAACTCTTGGAAACGAAGTCTACAAGCTGGTTTACCTGGGGAAAAGCATCTCTTACGGGTTAAGTATTGACAGGTGTTTCGGTAAGGTTTCAAGTAAGTTTTGCGAACCGAATCCCATGGACAGAAGCGAATAACAAACATTTCCTTTATTGTTTCAAATGGAAGTCCGGATTTTTAGGGCTTCCATTTTCTATTTATGAACTTTGGGGATATGATTGAAATTAAGGACATATCCGGAAAGACGAGGTTCTCCACCCCTATCAACAAAGGGGCGAAGGGAAAGTTTACACTGATGAAAGAGGACTACATCGTTCTCCCATTCTCCGTGCCTGAACCGATATATTTTAAACTTGGAGACTATGTAGACCTTTCTGGGGTTCTGGATGATTCACTGGGCGGCTTACTTTCAAAAGTATATGAGGTAACAGACCTGCAGAAACCTTCTTTCAATGCTTCTACCGGTGGATATGATTATGAGCTGAAACTGGATGCTTACTATTGGAAGTGGAAAAACAAAATTTTCAAATACACTCCTGAACATGCTGGATATGAAGCGTCATGGTCTCTCACCGCAGCCCTTGATGTACAGCTTGGTGTGTTCTTACGTAACCTGAAAGCTTTGGGATATACCTATAAGGGAAAAGAATTCGTATTTGAAATAGATTCAACAGTAGAGAATAAGGCAGTTGCAATGACGTATGACAATATGAACCTGCTGGATGCCTTATTCTCAATGGCGGGTGAGGATAAGTGGAACTGTGATTGCTGGATAACGGACAACGTAATTCATTTTGGGCGAAACGAATTCGGTGATGCCGTGAAAATCGAGTTAGGGGTTGAAGCGTCTGCCATGACTCGCAGTGAGAGCAAAGGCACTTATGCCACCCGCATTTATGCATTCGGATCTACAAGAAACATACCTGAGAACTACCGTTCCATTGAAGAGCAGACGGTAGTAAACGGAGTTGTGCAAAGACGACTTATGCTTCCCGCTGGTACGCCATACATAGATGTGTATCCTGACATGAGCCAGGAAGAAGCAATTGAAGACATCGTGGTATTTGACGAGGTATATCCCCGACTTGAAAATACGATGTCAAGTGTATCTACGAGGACGGAAACCGTTACAAATGAAGACGGAGGTCAGGAAACCGTGACTTACTATCGCTATCGTGATACTGGCCTGAATTTCTCCAAGGACTACAGACTTCCGGGACAAGAGCTGACAATTATCTTTCAGTCCGGCAAAATGAATGGATTGGAGTTCGGTGTTATTTTTGACCCGGACAACAACGGAAGCCAGCTTTGGGAAATTGTCCGCAGCGAAGACTACGGACGTCCATTGCCGGATGATACCATATATCCTGAAAATGATGACAAGTATATCCTTTCCGGTTTTGATCCAAAGTTTGTTTCTGTACAAATGATTCCGGACGCGGAGCAGGAACTGAAAGAGAAGGCACAGAAGATAGCAGACCAGCGAAAAAAGGACGATGGTACATACTACACTACCCTCCGGTCAGAATGGGTTAATGAAGACAAGCTGAAACGCTTTTTCGAGTTCGGGCAAAAGATAAACCTGGTCAATAAAGCCTTTTTTGAGAATGGCCGTGAAAGCCGTGTTCTCGGATGGGAGTTTAACCTTGACATTCCATGGGATTCTCCGGTATATACTATTGGGGAAAGTATGCCCTACTCTCGCCTTAATGATGTGGAAGAGAAACTGGAGTCGATTACGTATAAAGGGCATACTTATGTTGGAGGCGGAGGAAGTAGCATATATGTGATTAAGACCAATGATTCTACTGCCCCATCGGACAGTAACGTATTTTCGGCAAAACGGTCACTTGCAACATTATTGAGAAAGGACAAGGAAGACCAGACAAACTATCTCATTAAGCTTCTTGGCGGTATCATATCTCCTTTCCTGGAATCAATTGACTTCGTGACCGGAATGATGGGTGCTGGTATGTCATTCTCTTCAGAAAAGGGCGGCGAGTCTGTCGGATGGATTGACAAACTGTACGTGCGCAAGAAAGCTATCTTCCAGTTACTTTCAATAATGGAGACCGAGCTGGCCGGAGCTTCCTTCATGTTCAACGCCAGCGGGGCCAGAGCAACGATTACTAAGGTCGAGTTTATAGAAAAAAAGGGAATTCGTTTCAAGGATGGTAAAGGAGTCAAGTTCTCAGACGGGAAAAGAGGTTACTCATCTCCTGGAACTTATGGTTCTGTTTATCGCTGTTACTTCCTTGCAGATGATGGTGAGAAAGCCATAGAAAATCGTTTTAAGCCAGGGAATTTAGTACGCTCACAGTCCTTTAATATTAAGGAAGGCGCGTATGACGGCGTATCCAATCACTATTGGTGGCGTCTGGTGGAAAATGTTGGTGATAACTGGATAGATGTATCCGTGAATCATTGTGACGAAGGAAGCGATATACCCAAAGTGGGTGACGTGATGGTACAACTTGGAGACGTATCGGATACAGATTTTCAGGCTGCAATCGTGTTGTCTGCATATGGAGATGGTGCGCCATATCTGACATTCTATCAGGGAATAAATTCTTATTCATTAAGCGAGAGAGACATACTTACGGCAAGGTATGACCGAGTTACGAAAGAATGCCGATTCCAAATCGGCCATGAAGGAAAGAATGGCTGTTTCCTTTATTCACCATCAAAGGGATTGCGTGTTGAAGGAATGATTGAAGTACTGGGCGGTAACGGTATGTCAAACTTTGACGATGCTTTGGACTTCGCCGAACAGGTGAATGACCGTATGGCCCAGTATATCGGATATGATGGATGGGAAAGCCTGGTTGGTGAAGCGCTGGCAGGTAGGACTATAATAAAAGGCGGGGTTATCAATACGGACTTGATAAATGCGGCTGTCATCATCACATCGGAATTGATTGCCGGTGCCATCAAAGCCAAGAAACTTGAAATTGGTGATGGGAAAAAAATCTATTCAACGATAGATACGGATGGAAGAGCAACATTTGTTGATGTTACAGCTATTAATGGATATTTTGAGGACGTGCTTATGCGCGGCTCCCTTAGAAGTCCATTTTCCAAGGTATCCGATTCATTTAACACGAACTACAATGATAACATCATTATTGAAGGTGGAGGTTCCTGGACAAAGGTATATTCAATACCAACAGGAAAAGAACAGATAGGAAGAAAGATTACCGTATGCTGCATTGGTACAGGAGAGGCGTCAATCTCATCAAGTAATGCAAAGTTCTACGAATATGGAAGAAGTTACAATGAGTTGATATTGAACAAGGAGATAGTTCAGCTGATTGGCTATGGTCTTGGTGATATATTCTACGGTTGGATTGTCACATGCCGGGAGGACTTGGATGTCAACTACGCAATGGGGCGTCCTGATAAGGTATTGGCCAGAGGTTATGTTGATTTAAGAGATGATTCAAAAAAGTATTACACATTCGATGGCAGTACATTGTCATTTACCAAAGTATCCAGCAAAGAATATAGAGTAACCATGCCAACCCAGTGGGGCACAGTTAAAGATGAATATATGGTAATGGTCACTCCGATGATGAGAGTCGGACTTTCATCCGGGACATATTACGTAAGCATCGAAAGTGATACGGAATTCTCCCTGAATTACATGGCATATGGTACCGGTCAGGGAGGTGCTTTCTTCTTTGAAGTAAAAAGAATGGGATTTTATTAGTTATAGACAAGGCAATTATAATCTATACAGCGTTGGAAACATCATTAATAACTATAAATTAAAAACAATTATGGCAGCAGAAGAAGATTTTGTATTAAGCTTTACAGGTGAAGAAACTGACAATCTATTGAAACATACAGAAAGTATGAAGAATCAGACAACGGAAGAAGATGGTGAAACGGTACAGGTGTACGATACAAACGGCGTTCCGCATAAAGTGTCGAAAACGGAGCTACTGAAGAAGTCTACACTGGCTCTTCCAGCTTTGGAAGACATCTCCAGTTTTGTGGCCGTGAATGCCGCCGGAAATGCAATCGGATTGATGACAAAAGAACAGGTTGCGTCAGTTCTGGCGGAACTTATTGGGATTGCAACATTAGAAAAATCAGGGCTTCACCCCGCTGCTAAATTCAGCCAGGGTGATAATTCTGGAGTGTCCAACATAGATGATATATATATTCTGTCTACTGATATATACAATGGAAATATTTTAGAGAACAATGCTACATTCATAGTTAAAACTTACCCTGCTTCTCCGGCCTATATGTATCAGGAAGCATTCTCGATGTATCCAATTAAACGATATTGGAGAGCAAAGGTGGACGGTACATGGAGAGGGTGGATTGAGTTATAATTGAGCCCAAGAATTTTCGCTATTTGAATTTTTAATTCTTGTAATATTTAATCCTGAAGGATGAAAGTAACGCTGGACAGTTGCTCCAGCAGCTCCAACTCCTGCTTGAAAAACTAACAGAGTTCCGTAGGTATCCGAACCTGGAATAATCATATACATGCCGGACTCCACAACATCGTTAAGTTCATCAATACTATTTCTGTTTGTTATATACAAAAAATCTTTTACCATGAATGGAAACAAGTTATTTCCATTCATAAGTTCCGCCAGTGCTAAATCTGCCTGGCGGAACTTATTGGAATTAATAGCACGGTAACAACAATACTTCAAGTTGGGGAATCCGTTGAAATAAGAGAAACTAACACGGCAAGTATATATTTACTTTCAATTCCTGCTAGTGCTAGTAATACGGATTATTTAGCCACGTATATATTGGCATGGGCTTCTATATATGCTGCTGGTGTAACTAAGCTGTCTGAATATAGCTACACGAGCAACGTTACGATAGAGGTATCCAGAACCGGAACTGACAAATATAAGATTACATACAAGGCTGGGAATGTTTCTTCTATCGAGCTGAAGTATTCTCTTCGGAAATTAATATTATAGTTGTTTCCATGGTGTCCAACTATTATAATGCATTCTTATATATGCTAATCCATTATCTCCACCTGCACATAATTGCATACGAATCCATCCGTCACAAGAAAATGCCACTAATATGCCATAATTCACGGGCATATTGTCCTGTTGTGAGTCAAATTTATAAACTCCGTTATTTACGGTATTGGCATCACCTTCCAAATTTAATCCAATGGCACTCAGGAAACCTGATTTTGACATTAATCCATCATTTTTTAAAGTAGCCGTTCCAATAAGTTCCGCCAGGACTTATGGGTATGAATGAAAACAACTGAAATAAAGAAAGCTGTATTGAAAATTATTTGAGTGGTAGAAATTGGGTAGAAAATAGTAACTAGCTTGCTTATTCTACCCGGCTTCTACCAACTTACTGACAAGGCGTGTCAGTCGATTTGAAACCTTTTATTCTTTGTTCGTTTTTATATCATTTACCTTCGCTGAAAAAGGATGGTAAATGAGTAGTTTTGTGTGTGAAATAGTAGTTAGGCCCATGAGCGTGTTCCATTAAGTTGGGATGCGCTTGTGGGCATTTTTTGTTTAATCTAAACCTTAGTAAGATGAAAAGATTCGTTTTCATGATGGTCGCACTGCTGATGTGCGTAGTGAGTGTTTTCGCGGAGACTTCCGTTAGTGTAGAACCTTCCGTTCCGGAGTTCCTGACCGGATTTGCCAGCTTCACCGGGCTTGTTACGGTCGTGGTTCCTGCTGTAGTAGGATTTATCGCTTCGAAGCTATCCAATCCTATGAATAAGTGGGTGACTATGTGGGTAACTGCTGTAGTTGGTGTAATCGTTACCTTCTTCAGTTGGTGGATGAATCTCGGTTTCCCTCCTGCAGATGCAAGCGTATGGGTTGTGGTGATTGATGCGTTATTTGTCGCCCTGGCATCTACTGGTATCGTGTCGGTTGTAACAAGTGAATGGCTGTCCAGGTTGTTCGGTGGTAAGGTAAATAAGGAGTGATGCAGAACCTTATAACCGTCATAGCCCCGCAGATTCTTGTTGCCGGGGCTTACTCCTTTGTAGGAGAGATAAGAAGCGTTGTCTTTGAGCTTCGCTGGATGCTGGTCTTCATTGTAGCCATGATTATAGCGGATTTTGTCCTTGGTATCATTGACAGCGTGGTCAAGCGAGGAGAGGATTTCCGCTTTTCCAGAGCAGGCCGCCGAACGATGTGCAAGTTCATCGAATATAATTCGTATTTAGTGTTGGGATTCGGTTTTGGTGTTGCTATTCTCCAGCCTGTAGGTATTTGTTCCTATACGACATCGTCAATGTGCGGACTGGGGATAGCTATTGTATTTGAATTTGATTCAATCATGGAACATGTATGTGAAATTCACGGAATCAAGAACAAGGTTTCCATTAAGCGCCTGCTGGTGGGTTACATTAAAAAGAAGTACACAACGGCTGGCGAAATTATCGAAAAAGTTACAAAGGATGAAGAAGACAGATAGACGCCTGATAGCGGAAATCATCTACTCCGTAATCATAATATTACTTATGACAATAAGTTTCATGACCTAGTTGATATGAGAAAGATAAGGATAGGGAAAGATATATACTTCACCTGGCAGATACTCACGAACAAGGAGCCTGTTCCACTGGAAGGAAGGGACTTGAAACTCATGCTGAAGAATCCTCTAGGCAGATTTCTCGATTTCCATTTTGAGATATACCAGGGAAACAAGCTGAAATTTACTTTTCATGGAACGGACCACAAACACCTTGGTACGTATTCGCTGACTTTGTGGGAGAACTATGGTAAGGAAGGACAGACTGCCGTTGACATGTGTGAGGCTTTCAGGCTTGTTGCAACAACTTGTGAAGAGGACAGCATAAGTGTCCCTAACCTTGAAATGGCCACCGTCAACCTTGGTGCTTCTTCCATTGACATATCAACCGGTGGAAGCATTCCCATTCCTGATGCGCCAAAAGACGGGAAGATATACGGCCGGAAGGATGGAGAATGGGAGGAGATAACAGAAGCAGTATGGAATGAAGAAACAAACAGTTAAAATCAGACTTTTATGGCAACAACAAAATTAAAATTCTACAGGGGCTTAAAGGCCCGTTATGATGCAGCGTCAAAACATCTGGATGCTATCTATTTTGCAACCGACACCAAAGAACTGTTGATGAACGGTGTGAATTATGGAGGAAGCGGTGTCACAGATGTCAGTTTTGACAAAGGCAGCAATAAACTTATCGTTACCAAATCATCAGGCAAGACCGAATATGACCTGACGGAACTCATCAGGTTCAAGACATCATTGCCAGACAGCCTTGCCACTCCTTCGAAACTGGGCGGTCTTCCGGCTGGGACAAAGGTCGAGACCTTGAAGACAAAGACGCTGAGCCAGATTTTCGAGGATATTCTCTTTGAGGAAATCCAGCCGACGGTACAGGCACCAAGTGCAACAATATCATTCAAGTCTCCTTTTACCGCCAACAAGATTCTGGAGGTTGGTGAAAGCGCACCTACCGCAGAACAGATCCAGACAGGATTTAACCGTGGTAATTGTACGGTTGTTGGCCAGGCAAACAAGAACCGTGCAGGAGAACTTATCTCCGATGACCAGTCTTTCATCTATGTAGGAAACAGTACAAGCAACAAGACATTGCCGACGAAAGTTACACTCGGTACGATGCAGTACAATTACCAGGCTCATCATGGCGCAGGTGACACCTTGCTCACTTCAAAAGGAAACAAGGCGACCGTGTCCCCTAATCCGCTTCCTGAAGGTACTGTGAAATCAGGTGCTGTCTACCTTTATGGTACCTATCCGTTTTACTGTAATGGTTCTTCAGCTTCTACCTCTGCCGGAGATACCAATTTCCCGTCTGCCGCAGCTCCAGATACAAAGCTTCCGCTGCAGAAATGGACTGATACATTAATTGGAGCGAAGTTTGCTTCTGAAGCAGCAACCGGAACCCGCCTTGAATTCTACTTCCCTTCAGAAAAGAATGTATCAAAAGTCGAGTTCTATAATACGGTGTCCGGAAAGTGGGAAGTCTTCGGAACGGACAAGTACACCGTATCTGATGCAGGAAACAAGACCGTACAAAGTGTTCAGATTGCATACAAGAAGCTGACAACGACAGGTGCCATGTCCGGTGCATTACAACTTCGCTTCACAGTTTCCGATGCCGGGAAAAAACTTGTAGACGAGCCGGACACATATAATGGCGAGGAAATTACGGATGAAGTGATAGCCATGCTTGCACGAAACAGCCGTGAAGTTCCCTTTGCCATGCCGATGAACAATGTCATGCCGATGGCTTCAACAACAGGAAACCGTCCTGCGGGTGTTGCTTCCTTTGCCGTGAACTTTGAGCCTGGAGGACAGGCGCCACTGGATGCCCGTCAGCTTGTTCCAAACAAGAAAGACCTTATTGCCGCAGCTACCTATTCAGGAAAGAATACTTATAACGGCATGTTGGTCGTTGTTGGAGATAACGGGGACGGCAAACCGGCTCTGTATGTCCTGAAGGACATGACAAAGATTACCCAGGCTGATTATGGCGGATGGATTCGTCTTGACGTCGGTGCACAGACACTCATCCAGATTATCAATGACCTCACAACGGGCGGGACTAATAAGGCACTTTCCGCCGAGCAGGGTAAAGTTCTGAAAGGTCTGGTTGACACACTGACAAACAAGGTCAACGCTCTTGGTGCCGTATATGTGCCAAAGGGTACTCTGGCAGACCTTAGTGCCCTGAAAGGAGTGTCTTCTGTATCGAAAGGCCACGTATATAACGTTACGGCAGAAGTTACCCTGAACGGCAAGAAATATCCGGCTGAAACGAACTTCGTCTACATCGGAGAAACGGCCAATCAGGCAAGTGTGGAAACCAACTGGGATTCCTTGGGTGGTACGGTCGATTTGACAGCGTATGCAAAGAAAGCTGACCTCGAAGGATTTCTTACCGAAGAGGATTTGGCCGGATATGCCAAGGCTGTAGATGTGGCGAACACCTATGCCACAAAAGCTGCACTGAGTGAGGCTATCGAAGGGCTTTCCTCCACTTATGCGACCAAGGCTGAACTGACCAGCTATGCAACGAACGAGACTCTGAAGCAGTATGCCACTAAACAGGATCTTGATGATGCGTTTGCATGGAATGAGGAAACCGAGTAATAATATGTGGGGGCTTTGTATCAGAGCCCCCATAAATCCCAATGACATGGCGAAAAAGAGATTCAACAATTATTTGAAATATGCCACCTTCAAGAAAGAACTGGAAGCCGGTAACATATTGCCTGATTCCGTTTCCTACATCAAGGAGATACGGGCTATCTATACCCATGGGGAATATTATGGCAATGGCTGCATATCCAGCGTGAATGCTGGTACGGGCGAGGTCAGTGCCGAGCTTCTTCCGAACGTGTTCCATGTGTTCGGAGAAGTATCCGTACTTAACGTCACATTTGGAAAAGGCTTTCCAGGCATCGCCAATGAGTACATGTTCCAGTTTTCAAGTGGTGTTACGCCTACCGTCCTGAATCTTCCTGAAGGTGTGAAATGGATAGGAAGCAGTGTTGTCAGGGCCAACAGGACGTATCAGGTAAGTATTCTTAATAATATAGCTGTGATGGGAGGTGCTTGATGATTTTGTTAAGACGCAGATTGCTTATACTGGCGGCCATGAATAATGGACTGCCTAATATGCCGGTTCGCTTTAAGACCGGCGAAAGGGCGGTATTCAGTGACGGGAAGCATGGATATTTTTCGATGGACAGAAGATTTGTTCGTGATAAGAACATGTCACGAATGTATTTCAAAGACGGGAAACGGATTAGTGTGCTGAAGAAAAGGAACTGAACTAAAATAAAATAGGAGTGCCACTGCACTCCTTGTAATAAATTTTTTATTAACCATCCTACCATTGGCAGAACTCCACAAATATAGATGTAATTTTATTATGAACAAAATAGATTCAATAATAATTCACTGCTCAGCCACACGTGCCGGGCTGGACATAGGTAAAAAGGAGATTAATCAGATGCACGTATCCCGTGGCTTTCAGTGTATTGGGTACAACTACGTTATCCGGCTGGATGGTACGGTAGAAGTTGGCCGTTCGCTCACTATTGACGGGGCGCACTGTAATAGCAAGGGATTCTCAGGTGTGTCGTACAATAAACACTCTATCGGTATCTGCTATGTGGGCGGTCTGGACGCGCACGGTAAGGCAGCTGACACCCGAACACCGGAACAGAAGAAAGCGTTAGCCAAACTGATTAAGGAGCTTTGCGGAAAGTACCAGATTGTCGAGGTGCTGGGGCATCGTGACACATCGCCTGACCTGGACGGTGATGGTATCGTGGAACCTGAAGAGTGGACGAAGATGTGTCCTTGCTTCGATGTGCGGAGCGAATATCCTTTTGTCCCTGAAATCGTTGTGAAGCCATGAAGTTATACGAATACATAATGGATAAGGTGAGCTGGTGTATTACGCTGGCTCCATTTATGTGCCTCGTTCTCATTTATTCCTGCCAGACAGTGAAGTATGTTCCGGTTGAAACCAAAGCTGATAGCGTGGTAATAGAGAAATTGGTTGAAGTACAGATCCCTCCTGACAGTGCCACCATCCGGGCGTTGTTAGAGTGCGACGAGAACGGGAAGGTCGTACTGAAATGGTTGGACATCGCAAACAGTAAGAACGCTCAGGCGCAGCTTACCATTGATAGCCTAGGTAATCTACTGGCGAAGATGAAAACTCAGCCGGATACGGTTTACCTTCCAGCGAAGGAAGTGGTTGTTTCCAAAAAGGAAAAAGTTCCTTACCCAGTAGAAAAGGAACTTACTTTATATCAAAAGATAAAAATTAGACTTGGTGAACTCTCATTTATTGTAATTATAGTGATAATAGGATTATTGGTGCTTAAAATATTCAAGAAGTAGTATATTTGTAGTTAATGCGGAAAATACATTAAACTACAAATTATGAGAAGATTGAAGAAGTATATAAAAAATGAAAGATCATGGATAATTACCATATCAATAATAGCATTCTCTATTTTATGCTGTTTTTTTATTTCAGAAAGGAGTAAATTTCATTGGGGTGATTTTGGAAGTATCCTTGGAGCTATTACAGGGTTAATAGCATTTATCGGAGTATTATACACATCAAAACAAAATAAACAGCAGTTTTTGAATAGTGAGGAAAGATCTACATTCTTTGAAATGCTTAAAATATTCATTTCTTATCGTGATTCATTATGTGTAAAAAAAATAGATTGGAAATATGATAAAACACTTCATGATTGGAACATTATTCAATATGAGGAATTTTGTACTACTGAAAAGACTTATCAACAAATAACTTTTGAATTATGTTGTATATTTTACGTAGAAATAAGAAATAATATACCAAACTATTTATCCAAAGAGGAATTCGCAAAAGAAATCATTCCATCAAATAGATCTACAATACAATGGTATTCTTCATACAATTATTTAGCAATTGCTATAAATAATATTTATAACGGATATAATTGGAGTAAATCTGGAGGCGTTGTTAATCAAATACCTATTAATTTAAATACATACGATTATATTTGCTTAATAGCTATAAGAACTTATCTTAAACAGAATAACTTTAAACCAATAATAGAAGCTATATCGAAAACTGCAGACTTTTGTTTTTCTAAATATATAAATCAACTTGGTACATATTTTAGAAACGCTTATTATATTCTGGAAATGGTCTCAGGATTCAACTATCCTAAAAAGTATTCAGATATATTCCGTGCTCAATTATCAAAAGATGAACTCGTACTTTTATTCTTTAACTCTTTTAGTTCTTTGTCAAACAACAAAACCCGACAATTATATTTAGATGCAGATTTATTCAATAACCTTGAACTAAAAGATATAAGATTGAAAGAAAATATAAATAATATATCACGTATGGAATACATAAGTTTCCCTTCAACTTTACAACAAAATCCAGTTAAGAACGAATATGTATCTTATGAGTTTCTAAGCAGATTATATAAATCCATAGATATAAAAAATGATTAGTGCTTACATATAAATACTTACATTGTAATTACTATGTTTTAAATTTAAGATTGTAGCCATTCTGATATACAATATTTTCCAATAATTATATACAACTTTTCTGGGAAATTATATACATCTTTGCAGTGTAGAAGTTTGCTTTTATTGCAAACGAAAGCCCCAACCAGATTAATATCCGGAAGGGGCTTTTATTGACTTATACTTTAGGCTATTTTACATTAAAAGATACAAGCACTTCACGCGGTTTACCCTTGTAAAATTGATATACATAGCACTCCACCATTTCGCCTTTGTACTTTTGGAGTCTCTTGTATAAATACTCCTTCACTTCAACCTTACGAGAGAAGTAAAGATTCTGTTCGCTAAAGACAGGTTCATCTGCCCCAACCCAAGCTTCTAACGAGCATGGGCATTTGTTGATAATTCTTTTCATATTACAATAAATATTATGTAGTGGCTCCATTGCCTCATACATAACATAACAGATAAAGTGTCAGACAAATTACCCTCTCATCATCATAATATCAGACCTCAGTTCGATATATTCTTTGTACTTTTCCGGGTTGTTCACGTAATCAATCACACGAGATATGGCCATATCAGCCTGTTTCTGCCGGACTTTGGTGTAGTATCGTATAACTCCTTTTGATTTGTCTGAGTGGCCTAAGCAGTAGTCTATTATCCCGTCAGGAATACCTATTTCAGAGGCGTACTGAGCGAAAGACTTGCGGGCCGAATAAAATGTAACACGTTCATCAATATTTAACTCTTCAGCCAAATCTCCAAGAGAATACGTAACATACTGAGAAAAGTTGTGATATGTGAATTTATACCCAAAATCAAGTTTCCCCGTCCTTTTATCCATCCACCTGCATATTATCTCTCTTGCTTGAGACGGTATTGTAAATGTGATTACACTATCCGACTGCATTCGCCCTTTAGTCTTTGAGCGTGAATATTCCAATACATCTTTTCTAAAGTCTGTTTGCATAATGTCTATAAGATTCATCCCTCCCAAGTAAAAGGAAAGGCAAAAAAGGTCACGTGCCATAATCAGCTTTCTCTTTTCTGGTGAAGATTCACGAATCTTGTTAAAATTCTGTACTGTCAGATCAAGCTTCCTGATAGGGGCTGCAGATATTCTAGTCGTTACAAAAGGATGTATATCGTAAGATATATTCCACTCTCTTATCGCTCTATTGACGACAGATTTCATTTGGGCAAGCATTGTGTTTACTGTAGTTTCAGTCACTTTCCGCTTCCGTATGAATGCGGCAAAATTCTGGACTAGTGACGGGGTTAAATCAGAGAGAAGTATGTCACCTCTTGCAAAGTCACGAAAATATCTCCCCACCCTTTCAATAGATAATGCGTATGAATCTCTTCCCTCAGACTTGAGATAGTCTACAAAATTGCTACATGCTGATGAAAAGGTTTGCTCATCGGAAAGATTGTCTGTAGAAATGATTTCTTTAATTTGCCGGCAGGAATAAAGTTCAAGATGTTTTATTGAGTCCAGTTTCTCTTGAAGGTCATCAAGGATGTTCCTAAGTTTCCGGTTTATCGCAGATGCCTCTGGATGCTTCACGACCTGACCGTTCTTAAACTGGTTCTCTGAAATAATGAATCGTGTGACGATATATGTTGTTTCATGCTTGTGACGGAGTGCAATTCTTATCTTATGTCTTCCGTCTTTTAATGCTTTTGCCTTGAAAATGGTAAGTGATAGAGTTGCCATAATGATTAAAAAATTTAAGGATACTCCAGGGATACTCACAGAATTGTAAATTTACAATTCAAATCCTTTTTTTTAATCATCGTAATAAGCTGTAGAAAATAGAAAAACCGCCTAATTCACAATGTAATAAGCGGTTTTAAGTCGGAGCCGAAAGCGGGACTCGAACCCGCGACTTACTCATTACGAATGAGTTACTCTACCAACTGAGTTATTTCGGCAACGTGTTTCGTTGAAAACGGTTGCAAAATTACTGTTTTCTTGAAAACAGCCAAATAAAAAAGAGATTTTTTTCCGAGAAACTACATTTTTCCAGCCCGTACAACCCGTTTCCGTTACATCGCAGGAGCATTTGACACATTATTACGTGTAATTTGTACAATAGTCCCTTGTCTGCCTTCTGCCGATTTTCTACTTTTACCCGCAAAATGAAACATTACACTACC